TAATGACATCTACCAATTAGTATTACCATCAACATCATGTTGGCAGAAGGAAGATAATGGTAAGTGGGGTTTCAGACCTTATGTACAAATGTTAGCTAATAATAATATTGGCGCAAGTAAGATCATTACTAAGATGCAGTTTGATACTAAGTCACCTACACCTAAACTATTATTCTCGCCTGTTGGTGTATTAACACCTGAGCAATTAGTTGATGTAGAAAAACAAGCTAAGTCTCAAACAGCTGATAACTATATTAAGTTAACTGTATATAAACCTAAAGAAGAAGGCGAAGCACCTGCACCACAAGCGGCGGCTCCACAAGCTCAACCTGTTGCAACACCTCAGACAGCAAGTGACGTACAGTCAGACGTGGTAGTAGAGCAACCTACATTAAGAGCTGAACCTGCACCTATACAGAAACCAAATGATGTAAGTAGCATTGTTAAAAAATGGTCAGTTAAAACTTAAGGATAATCATGGCTAAGTGTTATAGTGAAAAGTTCTTACTGAGTTTAAATAGCCTTAATGCGAAAAGACTGGGTGTGCAGTTTGGTAAGCAGTGTGTAAAAGCCAACTTGCCACCTGGTATGATTGCGGATTCATTAGGTGTGGCTCGTCAGTCAATTCATAATTGGTTCAGGGGAAAACCTGTACGAGAAAAGAATATTGATAAGATTGAAAAGTTTATGGAGATTATTGATACATATTTAGAGGTAGGAGAATTGCCCGTGTCAAGTACTGTTGATGCAAAAATATTTATTGATACTAAAGTGATCAACAAACTATAAAAACGTAGTAGAATAGAATCCTCCCTAGTGGTAATTAGAAAAACGCATAAATTTATGCGGCGGGATACTGTTGACTAAAAATTTAGGAAACTGCAAATGATGAAAGAATTTTATAAGAAAGCACTGCCATCTACAGGCGTTTACTGTGTAGCTACGATTGATCCGATAGCTAAATTAACTAGACATAAATTCGTAGAAAATATAGATGAGCTTGCAGAGTTCATTGAATCAAAGAAGAATACACCCACCAATATCTTTGTTGCACTTAGTTCATTTAATGGATACAGTCGCAAGGCTGATGAGGCGAAATCTGTTAGGTCTTTCTTCGTTGATCTTGATGTAGGCGACGGTAAGGGCTATAACTCAAAAAATGAAGCAGTCCAAGCGATTGACCAATTTGTACTAGAACATAATCTTCCCCCTCCTGTTAAGGTGGACTCGGGAACTGGCATCCATTCTTATTGGCTTTTTGATCGGGACATCCCCGCAACCGAGTGGAAACCTTACGCAGAAAAGTTTAAGGACTTTTGCTTGACACATGGTTTAAACATAGATCCTGTAGTCACCGCTGATCTAGCCCGCATCTTACGTTGTCCTGATACATTCAATCAAAAAACTATGCCTCCCTCACCTACTAAAGTTATGGGGGAAGACTTACCTATTTATGTATTCGATGAGTTTAAAGAGTTCTTAGGTAATCTTGAACCTAGTCTTGCAGAGATATTACAGGCCGCACCTAAAGGACTAAGTGAAGAAGAACGTAAAGCACGCAAACTAGATAATTATGAATATAGTTTTAAAAAGATTGCGCAGACAAAAGGTTGCGCACAGATTAACTTCATTATAGATAACGCTAAAACATTACAAGAGCCTGTATGGTGGAGAGGGCTATCTATTGCTCAACATTGCGAAGATAAAGACTCTGCAATCAAACTTATGTCAGAAGGCCACCCAACCTATAATGAAAGAGAAGCATTTGCAAAAGCCGCGAGTACTCAAAGAACAGTTGATAGAGATGGTAAACCTAAAGGTGGACCTCATACTTGTGAATCATTTGAAGATGCTAATCCAGGTATATGTAATGGATGCTCTAATCGTGGAAAAATTAGTGGTCCGATAGAACTTGGAAAAATATTTAAAATAGCTGTCGAAGAACCGATCAAACCATTAGATCAATCTATGTCAGTTCAGACTATTGAGCATATTAAGGAACATGCAGAAGTAGTCACTCGGGGTTTATCATCGTTGCCCGAGGCTCTCTATCCGTTTGTATATGGTAAGGAAGGTGGTATCTATTGTATGCCTGCCCCCAAATACGACACAGATGGCGTGCCTATTCCTGGTGATCCAATAGTTGTTACATTATATGATCTATTCCCGTTAAAGAGGATTTATAGTCCCGCAGACGGTGAGTGTTTATTAATGAGAGCGATATTGCCTAAGGACCCTGAGCGTGAATTTTTACTTCCTATGAGCAAAGTATTCGCAGTAGAAGATTTAAAAAAGATTATCTCGTCTCAAGGTGTTTTATTTAATACAGATGCCAAAGGAGGCCAATATCTTATGAATTATATAGTTAAATGGGGTCACTACCTCACAAATAAAAATGCCGCAGAAATTATGCGTATGCAAATGGGCTGGACGCCCAATCAAGAATCCTTTGTAGTAGGAGAATCAGAGCTATTACGAGACGGTAAAGAAGTTACATCACCAACATCACCTTTATGTAAGAGTATAGCTAAGCACTTAACACCTGCAGGTTCTTATGAAGCATGGAAAGAAGCTGCTAATAAACTTAGTAAACCTAGTCTTGAACTACATGCGTTTACTTTGTTAACTGGGTTTGGTTCAGTCTTAATGAATAAGACCTCGACATCAGGAGTAACTATATCTTTAACAGGTGAATCAGGTGCAGCTAAAACAGGCGCGCTATATAGTTGCTTATCTGTATGGGGTAATCCTAAAGATCTATCGGTGCTAGAAGCTACGGCTAACGGTATGACAGGACGTTATCTAGGGCTACACAATATTCCATTTGGTTTAGATGAAGTGGGTAATATTCAACCTAAAGACTTATCACAATTAATCCACAAGATTTCACAAGGTAAATCTAAAATCCGTATGCAAGCATCAGTCAATGCAGAACGAGATCACGAGATGTCAGCATCTTTAATTGCTATATTTACTTCTAACCAGAGTATGTATGACAAACTAAGTATACTTAAAAAAGATCCTAATGGTGAGGTTGCTAGGTTAATTGAGTTTGCAGTGCGTAAACCTCAAGCATTCCACGATGAGCCTACACTTGGTAAAGAAATCTTTGATAAGTTTAGATTCAACTACGGTTGGGCAGGCAGAGAGTTTATCTTTACGTTGTATAAATATAGTGAAGACGAAGTTCAAAAGAAGATGGATAAATGGGTTGACCAATTTAGAAAAGACTTTGGCGAAGATACAGCTTATCGATTCTATGAAAACTTAATTGCAGCTACGATGACTGCGGGTGAAATAGCAGTTGAGGCGGGCATAGTTGATTATGATTTGAAAAAGATTTATAACAGGATTGTCGGCGAAATGGTAGCTATACGAGATAATGTAGTTAAGGTTAACGTCATTGATTACGAAGCTCTAATCGGTGAATTTATTAACAACCACCAAACAGGTATTCTTGCATTTAAAGATGGCAAGATTTCAATGGAACCTCGTTCACCTTTAGTGATCCGTGCTGAACTTGATACTCACATGATATTTATATCTAAGCCTGAGTTTAGAAAACACTTAGCAGAGAACCAAGTAAGCACAAGAGAGTTCTTGTATCAAATGAAGCAAGCTGGCATAGAAGTGATTGAGAAACGTAAGAAGATGGGTACAGGCTGGAAAGATGCAACAGGTACAGTTAACATTGAGACTTATGTTATTAATACAACTAAGCTATCAGAACGTGCATTAGGAGCCAAACCTGAGCTTGTATAATGAAATAGAATGGGTGTTTCCGTTTGAGGGCATGGAGATTGGGGATAGTTTTTTTATCCCTACTCTTAAAACTTCGCCACTCATTTACGCAATAGAATCGGGGGCAAAACGAGCAGGCGTCAAAATCAGAGCATTTACTACAATGAAAGATGGTTGTATGGGTGTGAGATGCTGGCGTCTAGCTTAGTCTTGCTTATTAATTTCTACTGCGCGTCGATTTAAATCTTTTATATTATTAAGCATATTATTTTCAGACTCAGTCAATCGATCTAAAGCTTCGCGTTTTTCTTCTGCAGTCCTATTACTTGCCATAATAAGTTTTTTATAATCTCTAAGTTTTGTAAGTTGATTATGTAAATTATTAATAGTTTTTTCGATTGCTATATAACCTTTATTCTTATCTAGATAATCTCTATACTCGTCTACTCTACCTTCTTGTAATAGCGCATTTGCAGACGCTTTAGCAGTTACTACTTTATCATATAAGTCATAGAAGTCGCCACGATTACCTGTAGCTCTTTGATTTTCTAACATAGATCCCACAAAAATAATATCATTAGCAGTTGGTGCAGGTCTATCTCCCGCAAAGTAATTAGATACTTGTCCTAGTGTTTGACCTAAATAGCCAAAGTATCCTTTTAGAAGTTTGTCGATTTTAATAGGAGAATAATTAAGTTGTGCACCTACTAATTTAGCTATTTCAGAAGTTTTCTCTGTGTACTGTAGATACGGTTCTTTTCTTTGTTGACCCGCGCTTACTACAGGAAGACCTGAGAATATATCAAAGTTAGTATAATTTTCAGCTAGAGGTCTAACAGCAGAAGGTATAGGCGCAAACCCTGCTACAAGTTCCCATGTTTTACGAAGCGCTGCAGCAGCAACATCCATGTCTTCTATGTCAGCTTTAGGCGCATTTAATACCCAAGCTCTAGTACCTCGTTCAGCCGCAACTTTTAAAGGTCTCAATTCTTGAGGTACTGGCATACGAAGGCCACCAATAAAGAAGTTATTATTTTGTTGTTCTTCACTTTGATTTTCATACTCATCGTCGCCACTCATAAATGCTGCATACATAGCAGTAAACATTAAATATTTAGATAAACGATAAACTAATAATTTTTTACCATCGGCTTTAGACACGCCACTTATGCGACCTCGAGCAGCAGCAATATCACGTGCCATACCTTGAATAGGCGGGTTAACGAAAGGCATCATACGACGTAAGTAAGCCAATGATCTAGACATACCCATTTGTTGATATGGCATATATTGATGTGATCTTACCGCCGCTAAGTCTTCTGCAGTTTCTCTATCATATCCTTCCGCTTCTAATTCTTTTGTAGCATTCTCATAGATAGCTTCTCTAGCACCTAAATCAGAACCTTGTGCCATACGTTCAAAAAAGAATAAAGACTTTTCCCATAACTTTTTATCTTTGCCTTTGTACAGCTTTATAATATCTGCGCTGTCTAATACGTCCTTTTGCCCAACAATACCATAACGATTAAGCATAGCTGCATTAGGTGTACGATCAGCTTTAAATTGATTATTAGCAATAGATGTCCAGGTTTTAGTTATATTATTTAAGAATCCTGCTCTATTACCTGATGTAAATGTTGCGCGGATAGGATCTTCCCATGCTTGATTCCATACGAACTGAGGCATCATTGTAATACCATGACGTAAACCTGCTACCGGGTACTTCATAATATCCCATACAGCACCTGAAATAATTGGTGAAGCTGAAAAAGCTGCCATATCATTTGGATCTAAAACTCTAAAGTCTTTAGGTAGACCATCAACATGAACTGTAATATGATGATATGCTTTCTTCTCTACGTCAGTCATAGGCCTATCGTACCATTGACCAATACCAATTTGTTGCATCATATCAGCAGTTGATTTTGCAGCATTATTTTTAATACCGCGTTGCATCATCCATGACATATTAGCTATGTAATTATCAATAGGATCAGCAGCTGCACGTTTAGAACCTACAAGCCTGTATTCTTTGCCCGCACCTAATAAGCCTGCACCTTTAGTAGTAGGTCTATCAAATGAATCAATCTCTTCTTCTGGTACACGATAAAGTGCTACGTATTCAGCTCTCTTTAAAAATCTATCTGCTTTTTCTCTTGTGTATAATCCTGTATCAACCATGAAATCTAATAGATCTTTACGTTGTACGTTACGCATATCTTGAAGTCGTTTTAATTCAGGTCCATATCTTCTGTATGCTTCCGCGGCAGTTTGTTTATCAGATTCAGTCCATTCATCGATATTAATCTTTTCATCTGAAGAAGCTGTTTTATTAAACTCGGCTAGTTCTGCATAACGAGGGCCGTAGTATCCAGCGACTAACATATCATAAGCAAGTTCTTTAGAACCTAAATCTTGTGCAGCACG